ACCCGAAATTAACAATTTTAGGTATAAACAAGTATTCAGGCAATGTAGAAAGAATGGATCAAGATAAGCTTCAATTGATAGCAGACGATTTAGTTACTTTATATACATCATATTATTCACCTACACCTTGGCGAAAGCTTACAGTAGATGAAGTATTGAATGGAGTACCAGGCTGCAAATATCTAAGACCTTTAGATTATACAACCAGCGCCGGAGCACCCTTCAATATTATGGGAATTAGAGGAGAGAAACGAAAGCTTTTCGAATTGAAACCTAATACAGAACATGAATATCAACCAGGACCTTTATTAGCAAAAATTTTAGAACAATATACGGAAAAAATTGAGCGAGGTGTAATACCTTTTGTACCTTTTACTGATACTTTGAAAGACGAGACACGATTACTTGAGAAAGTCAATAAACCACGACTTTTTGCACAAGCATCACTTTTAAGTACTATAGTAATGAAACAATATTTTGGCTCATTTATGGCACATATGACACACGGACGCATTTATAATGAATGCGCAATTGGACTTAACCCGTACTCACGAGAATATGATCTTTTGATCAAATATTTGCTCGAAGTCGGAGGACCGGATGATGAAAATTTCGGTTCTTCAGACGTCGATAAATGGGACGGAAGAATGATTCTTGATGCTATGTGGGTATTCACCGACGTTACAAACCGCGTTTATGAATATTTCATGACAGATCATAGAACATTAGCATTTGATAATGAATGCAGAGAGACATTATCTTGCGTTGGCACTTTTGCCCTTCATATGGCGACAGTAGTCGACGTTAGAACTAACGAATTTTTTACTATTTTTTGGATAGCTAGAGGAGGAGAACCTTCAGGCTACGCAGACACAATTTATAAAAATAGTATGATTAATCAAGTATATAATAGATATGCTTGGCTAGTCTTAGCACCAACACTCATGCGCGATTTATATTTTTACAAGAAGAACGTACGCGCACAATATTGCGGAGACGACAATATTAATAACAAATCAAGAGCTTGCATGCCTTTTTATAACACACAGACAATAGCAGCATGTTTAGCAAAATACGGCGTTTTAATGGTCAACGCATCAGACAAGAATTTACCACCAGTTGATACCAATCTTTATTCAGCATCATTTATACAATTATTGCCAAGAAAAGAACATGGCACATATTTACCAATGTTAAATGAAGATACTATATACAACATAATTAATTGGTATAAAAAGACCATCGGACCAGAAATAGCATTCGAAGTTAACGCAAACACTATATTGAGATTTCAATATTTTTATGGACGAGAACAATTCAATAAGACAAAGGCGATTTTACACGAAGTCAAACCATCGGTAGAATTATTGTCATATGGAACATTACATGAACAATTCATGGAACTCGGCTATATAGTCGATGAAGATAATTTTCATCATACACAAAATGATTCCTTATTGGCACCAATTCGAATCCAGGAAAAATCGATTAAAAATATGGTACAACCAGAAAAACTTAACGATTTTAACCCGACAATGATAAAAGCACAATCAGCGACAGAAATAATAGACGACACAATAGACACTATTCAAAAGAGCATTATGCCAATCGAAACAATGATTGATGCATTTGCAGGTTTTTTGGACAAACCAGCAATGACAGATAATGTTAAACCAGTATTTATACGCAACGGACAATTTCACGGACATTCACGAGGAGCAGAAATGAATATAGACAACTTAGGCGTACTAGATCCAGCAGCAATGCAACTAGTAGACGCAGAACATACAAGTTGTAGAGTAGATGAAATGTTGATTAAGAACTTAATCAAAAAGAAATGCTTATTAACTACCATCAATTGGAAAACATCCCAAACTGAAGGTACTTTATTAGGATCTTTTATAGTTTCACCAACGCATAATACACCAACTATACCAGCAGGTGGACATGCAATATTTCCACTTCTTGCTTCTATTGCTCAAGTTTTTGACTTTTGGAGAGGCGGAATCAAGTTCACACTTGAGTTCGTTTGCTCTAATTGGCAAGAAGGTAGAGTAGATATGACATATCAACCTAATCAGACAGTAGCTTCAACAGGCTACAAAGCAGCTTTATCGCAATATGCTATTTCTTATACTATCAGAAATGGCAGAAATCTAATCGAATTAGACTGTCCATACATTGCTGTTCAACCATGGCGAAGAGTATGGAGAAATGATCCTCTTAAAGATGACCCAACAGACGATTATTTTAAAGCAAGTGACTTCTTATCAGGAGTTTTTGGTATTTACGTTTCAGTACCTCTCAAGGCACCAGCAACTGTAGTTAACAACATGGACATAAACGTATATGTTTCGGCATCCGATGATTTTGAATTATCTTATAATTCATTCGGAGGAATTTCGAGACCATTCGTTTTATATCCCACTACGGACGAGAAACTAGAAAGACAACGATCCAGAGCTAGACCAATAGCACAATCAGGCGAACAATCAAGTATTTCAGAGAATCAACTTAACTTACGTCAAGTAGGAGGAGTTGGTCTTTTGGAACAAAATCAACCTATAGTAGTAGATCGATCATCGACAGACGTTTTTAACGCTAGAGCACATCTTGAAAATCAAGATATGAGCTGGAATTTACCACAAATGTTGTCTAGAAAGAATTTAGTCGGATCAGTATCCTGGGCTTTGAGTGACACACCAAACACAATCTTAACACTCAATGGAACCACAGTTACTGATGTAATATCAGACTTGCTTCAAAATGACATAATTTCAGTACCATTCAATCGATTTTCATTCTGGCGTTGTAAATACGTAGACATACACGTACAACTTACAGCATCAAGATATCATCAAGGCAGATTATTAATGGCATACGTACCTAGTCAAATACCGAAAGCACTTTCACTAGAACGAATTACAGCAGCTCGAGTAATAGCAAATGACCATGTTATGCTCGATCCAGCTAATGGCACAGTAGCAACACTTAGAATACCATACAAACATTTCAAAGGCTACTTAGATCTCAAGAATAACGACTCACTTGGCCAACTATATTTTGTAGTTCTTAATCAATTGCAGGCAGTAACAGGCAGTGCACCAACAGTCACTGTTAAAGTTTTTGTCAGCGTTGTAGGCTCAGAATTTACTACACCTAGACCAGGAGGAGCAAGTTTTCTCGAAGGCTTGGCAGCAGAAAGAGCACATGCTCAATCTACCAACGACGCAGTAGGAGTGACTAGCGCAGATCAAATAACACAAGAGGTTGAAACAAGTGTAGTTGAAGAATTACCAGCACCAACACCAAATACTTCATCTAAACCTAAACCAACAGTAGCCGCAACACAACGAGCAACACCTCATAAAACACTCAAACCAGGCATTAGTAAAGTTATTGACCCTAACAAGGTTAGTATACTAGGAGATAATAAAGCGAATTTCGCTACTTTAGCACCCAAAGACATGTACACAGCAGATCCAAAAAATCCACACTTTGGCGAGACATATCGATCACTTAGAGAAACATGCAAGCGTTACATACCAGTTTCAAGACACGTATTTGACAGTGCTTGGATTGGCGCACATTTTTCACCAGACGCACAATTAGGCATAGAACCATTTCAACTTACAATACGTTCAGGCGATTTTATTTTTGGGCATTTAGGCATGATGTCTTTTTGTGCTCATATGTTTCGTAACTGGCGTGGTTCTATCAATTTTAAGGTTTTCGTTAGAGTTTCAACAGCAGCAGGTTATAGACCACAAGTAGGTTCTATACAAATTATTAACGATCAAATACCTTATATAGATGATAGAGCTTATCCTAGAACAGCTTTTTATGGAACTCTCTATAATAATGGCGCAAGAGTAGACAATCAGTATGATACAGGCGTTAGCTCAGCTATAGCCTATGGCGACTTTAATCAGTGGATAGAATTCAAACTTCCTTTTTT